AATACATACAAGGTTTAACAAATGCAAAAGTTGATTTAACCTCAACCGATCTTACTGTTTTATATACTGCACCTAGTGGAGCAGACTTTAATGCTTCTATTGTAAATTCTATAATAGTTTCAGAAGATAGCGGTAATGCTGATACGTTAACACTAACTATTACAAATGGCAGTGACGTATTTAGCTTGTTTAAAGTAAAGGCAGTAGGTGCAAACGGTACTGTTGAGTTATTGACAAGAGACTTAGTTTTACAAAGTGGTGAAGTATTGAAAGTACAAGCTGCAACAGCAAATAGACTACATGTTGTAGCAAGTATACAAGAGTTATCTAAGACAAGAGTAACAACAAGTGCGTTAGCACAGATATAGGATTGAACAAATATTTAAAATAAGGTAATGTGTTAGAATGGGTATAGGTAAATTATTAAAAAAAATTGCTCCTGTAGCACTTAGTGCATATTTTGGACCTAGCGTTGGAGCTGGTATAGGACAATTGTTCGGTGCTTCTGCTGTCAATCCGTTCATATCAAGAGCAGTAACAGGAGCTTTAGCCAGTAAACTTGGTGGTAGTAAAAACAAAGATGCTCTCATGGCTGGTTTGTTATCAGGTGGATTAGGTGCAATGTTTGGTGGTGGAACTGGTGCAGAAGCTGGATCAAACGCAACAAACCAAGCTGCTGTTAAAGCTGGAACAATTGGAAAAGATATGTCAAAAGAACTTGCTCGTAATCAAGCAGTTCCAGATAGTGCTTTATTTAGCAAGACAGCAACTGATGTGGCTTCCGAAGGTATTAAAGGTGTAACCACAGGTGGTGGTAATTCTGGTAGCTTTTTGAATGCTTTAGGTATTGGTGATGACACTATTGCAAATAAGTTTTTAAGTTCAGGTTTAGGACAAGGATTAACCGCTGGATTGTTAATGCAATTACTAGCTGGTGGTGAAGATGAAGGCGACATGAGATCAGAATTTGAAAGAAGACCTTTTGGATACGGAGGACCTGGTGGCAGACTTGGTGGTATAACATACGCTAACATGGGAGGACCTATGGGTTTTCCTCGTAGAAATGGTGGTATAGACCCAAGCGAAGGTTCTGGACGTAAAGATGATGTACCTGCTATGCTTATGGCAGGTGAATTTGTATTGACAAAAGATGCGGTTAAAGGATTAGGTGATGGAAATCAAAGAAAAGGTATTCAAAGAGCTTATAATATGATGGATAACTTGGAGGCTAGAGCATAATGGCAACTCAAACCTATGAAAATATACAACGATTACCTCCTTTTCTTGAAGGTCTGCAAAAAAGATTGTTGCAAACGGGATTCGGTGAATTTGATGGTGACACACAAACTACTAAAGGTTTACTAGACTCTCCTTTAGGTTTGCCAGATTATCAAATAGCTGGAATGGATACACTTCGTAAAGATGCAATAAACTTAGGCGAAGGAATGGCTGGCACTTACAAGCCTTTTATTGAAGGAGCTTCACAGCAAGGTTTAGCTGGTCAACAGGCATTGGCTAGTGGCTTGGGTATGTTACAGCCAGGTCAGTCACAAAAATTTACTGATCCTTTAGTCGCACAAACAACTGCAAATATATCTAAATTTCAAGATCCATTTCAACAACAAGTTATTGATAGAACAATGGCACAGCTTGATAGACAAGCTGGATTAAGACAAGCTGGAGCAGATGCGGCAGCCGTACAAGCAGGTGCATTTGGTGGGTCAAGACAAGGTGTTCAAAGAGCAGAAACAGAACGTAATTTACAAGACACAAAAGCTGATACGTTAGCTAGATTGCTATCTTCTGGATTTGGTCAATCGTTAAAAGCATCACAAGATGCCGCTGGAGCGGGTTTAAAAGCTCAACTAGAGTCAGGAAGACTAGCTGGCGGTCTTGGGCAAGCATTTGGAACCTTGGCTGGCACAACGTCAGATATAGGTCGTTTGCAACAAGCATTAGGTCAAGCAGATGTATCGCAGTTAAGTCAGTTAGGTGCAATGAGACAAGCTCAACAACAGGCTCAACTGGATGCACAAAGACAAAATGCAATGCAAACAGCTCAAGAGCCTTACACAAGATTACAATTAGGTCAGAACTTGTTGCAAGGAATGCCAAGTGCAAGTATTCCATCTACGTTTACGCAAGCAACAACACCTTCTGCTAATCCATTCTTACAAGGTATAGGTGCTTACACAACATTGTCACAGATCGCACCTTTTGGTGGCGGTCAAAAAAGCTCATAAGGTTTAGGCATGGCTATTAACGATAGATTTGCAAGTGGTTTTTCTGGATTAAATAAACCTGGTTACATTACAATTCCAGATCTTATTAAGCCAGCAAATCCAATTAATCAATTAGATCCTAAACTAATTCGTAATTTAGGAATAGAAAGTGCTATACCAACTTCTGATAAACTTTTAAAACAATTAAGTGATAAAAAAGATTCTTTATTATTTTCTCCTGATTCAAATATAAATCCAAAAATTATAAAAAAAAGATTGGCTGATCTTAATCAAATAGAAGATGAAAAAGCAGCATCAGGTGAATTAACATCATTGAGAGATTTTAGACCTCAAGGTTCTTTGTCAGGAATAGGTGAAATTGATTTAGCTCAAGAAAGTAATCAAACATTAGGAGATAAATTAGCAGGATTAGATGGATCATCTACTGGAGCTGGTGCTAATAAAAAAACAGAGCTAGAAGCTAAAATACTTGAAAATCAACAAATAGCGGAAGAAGAACGAGGAATAGCTGGAGAAATAACAGGCGATGAAATAGGAGCTACAGATCCTGTGGATGCTCCTAAGAGTAAATTTCAAAAAAATCAAGAAAGTTTACAAGCATTATTTACATCAGCTATGGATGAACAAAAACAATTGTTCGGTGATTTAGCAGATGAAACTGGTAACAAAACTATAGAAGATTACAAAGCTGACTTTCAGAAAGCTACAGGTATAGATGTATCAGGTGAGCCAGATAACAAGATGGCACTTATGTCTTTAGGATTGTCCTTGATGCAAAACAAAGCAGGTAAAGGATTTAACCTTAGTAACATACTTACATCTGTTGGTGAAGCTGGTGAAGCTGCTATGCCAGCATTTCAGAAAGCTAAAGATGATGCTAGAGCTGGTCAAATAGCTGCTGGTAAGTTTGCTCTGCAACAGACACAAGCTGATGAAAAAACTAAACTAGCGTTAGCTAAAGAAAAGCGACTAGCTCTTAGTGCATTAAGCAAAGAGTTTAGAACTAAAGCAGAGAATAGGTTTTTAAAGAAAGAAGATCATTTAAATCAAATGGAGCAAAAAGAATTAACTGAAACAATTAAACTTAGGGCAGCAATGATAAAAGCTGGTAATAAAGCTAATGAATTAACTGGTAAAGTTTTAAAAATTAGCCCTATTGATGGACAAGGAAATCTTTCATATAGTAAATCTTTTAAAAAAGATGCGGGTGAAGGAAGTAGCGTAACTATTTTTAACAATGCTCCAGAAGATATAAGAAGATTTAAAAATGCTTTTGGAAACATAAAACAAGCTAGAAATTCGTTGTCAAACATTCAAACCCTTAACAATCAATTATTATCAACTGGTACAATCCCTGCATTTGAAATAGTTAGTGATAGTATTAAAAATGTAGGAGTTGCCCTTGGCATAAAACCTGAAACTTTATTTAAAGATCAAGTTTTATCTGATGGTAAAGGTGGTTTTACTTTGAAAAAAGGTGTGTCTAGGTCAGATTTATCTAAAACATTAAGAGATCAATTAGTAGTTCAATATAAAAGATTTTTAACACAAGAAACTGGGAATGGTATTTCTAATAAAGATGTTGAGATGGTTAATAAATTACTTGGTGAAGTTGCAGTATTAACAAATCCACAAGCCGCTAATGAAAAATTAGCCGCAATAGATGCTATTTTTCAAAAAAGTGAAGATCAAGTTGTAAACGTATTTACAGCATTTAGAGACAGAGACAGTTATATGAATGAAGCTCAATATAAAAAAGCTATGGGTGTTTTAGGTGAAGATGCAAATAATACAGAAACATATAAGTTTGGAACAACAGGCAGAGCTTTTAATGTAAGAATGGGTCAAAACGGAAGAATGATTTATAGCTTGAAGACAAAGTAAGGATTAGTTATGGCTTTAATAACAATTGAATTACCAAATGAATCTTTTGATGTTGAAATAGAAGGCGATCAGCCTAACGAAGCTGAACAAGCCGCTATTGAAAGTTTAATAAGACAAAAGACTTTAGAAACAGACACTTCAAGTACAGAAGAAACAGTAGAAGAAGCTCCTAAGTTTGACACTGGCACTGGTATAAGTAGTGGATCATTAAGAGCTGCTTTGTCTATGGCAGAAAATAACGAAGAAGAAGACTTAATATTAGCAAAGTTTGGTATAGAAGAAGGCGAATACCTGCGTGATAATCGTGGAAGATTAGCTCTTACACCTGAAGGAGCGTCAAAGGTAGGTCAAGAAATAACTCAAAACACATTAATAGATGAAGAAGGATTTAGTAAATATGACTTTGCTGATCTTGCCAGTATAGCTCCAGAACTTATCGGTGGTGTTACTGGTGCAATTAAAGGAGCAGCTTTTGGTTCAGTTGTGCCTGGTCTTGGAACTATTTTAGGTGGTGCAATTGGTGCTGGTTTAGGATCAGGAGCAGGTCAAGGTGTTGAAGAAATAATAGAAGGTTTAGCTGGTGTGTCTAAACAATCAGCAGCCTCAATTGCAGGAGACATAGGAACAGAAGCAGCTATAGGATTTGTTGGTGATCTGACATTTGGTGTGGCAGGAGCTTTGTTTAAAACTGCTAAAGGTATGACTTATGGATTAAAAGAATTACCACCGCAAGAAGCAAAGGCGGCAGCAGAATCAATAGGATTAAAAGTACCAGTAAAAGATCCTACAGGAGAACCTTTAAAGTTATTAGATGAATTAGGACAACCTGTTAAGAATGCAGATGGCACGGATAAGATGTTACTAGATGTTCAAGGTAATCCCGTCATAGGTCGTTATGAAGACGCTGGATTAAAGCCAAGTTTAGCGGCTATTGGAGCATCTGGTATTATATCAAGAAAAGAAAAGATTATTGAAAAAGTTATAGGACCTACTCAAAAGCAACAAGAAAACTATCAAAATATGTTAAAAAATATTAACTATTTTAAAAGTTTAACTGGTGATGCTGGAGAAACATCCGCAGAAGAAGTTGGACAAATATTATCAAAAGGTGTCCAAGAAGAAGGAGCAATATTAAATACTGTTACTCAAGATGCTCAAAAAAGTGTATTAGAAACATTAGATGGAATCGTTGGTGCTTTTGGAAAGTCAACTACAAAAGATGTTCAATTAAATGATGAAATATTTTCTATTTTAAAAAAATCATCTGAATCATTTGATGATTTAAATACTCAAATGTTTGGTAGAATAGATGATGTTTTAGCAGACACTCTCAAAGACCCAAATTTTTTAAGCACAGGCTCATTAAAATCATTAGCTAGTAGATTAGAAGCAAAAACATCTTCTGCGGCTATATTTGATGCTAATATTGGAGCGGCTAAATCAACATCAAAAGCTGGTGTAGCTAAAGCATTAGTAGATAGTATTAATAGTTTAGGTGAATATACAAGTTTTTCTCAGTTATATAATTTAAGAAGTGCAATAGGTGATGCAGCCAGAGTTACTGGAACAAAAAATGGCGGTAGATTTTTACAAAAAGCATTAGCAGAAATAGATACAAAATTAACAAGTAAAAATTTTAAAGCTGAATTAGCAAATTATACTGATAGAACTCAACAAGTTGTAACTGGACAAATGAGAACAAAACTTGATGACGCAGCTAACAGTTTAGATGAATCAAGAGCTTTCTTTGCTAAAGGAACAGATTTATTTGAGACATTTGGAGATCATATAAATGTTAAATCATTAAATAAATTAATTATGGCAGGTAAAGATCCTAATATTGATTTTGCTAAAAAACTTATAAGAGACGGAAATCCAAAACCATTACAAAGTGCTTTAAATGCAATCAAAGGAATGACACAACGATCCGCTGATGATGTGTCTCAAGAAGCTGGATTAGGTATAAAAAGAGCTGAAAGATTAAGAGGTAGGTTAGCTAATAGTTGGATAAGAGAAGCAATGGATGATGCCACTGGTAAAGTTGTTGGTGGACTTCCAGATGATTTGGCTTTCTCTGGTGTTAAGTTTTCACAAGCTATAGATAATTTAGGAGCGACTGCTGATACTTTATTTGGAAGTCAGGCAGGTGCAGTAAAGGCACTAGCTAAACAATTAAGAATGACATCTAACTCAAAAATGACTCCTGAAGCCGTAAAAAAAGCAATTGATGAAGGTGCGCCTAAAGATTTAGTAGATGCTTTACGAGAAGTAAATATAGCTCAAAGACAACTAACACAGTTTGAAAACAACTCTGCTTTAAAAGCATTGAACAATGAAAGTATAACACCACTAATAGCATCAGAAACATTGGCGAAACCTAGTGCTAAAGCTGAATCTGTTGAAGCTGTTATGAAGTTTTTTAAAGATAGAGCTGATAGAGCTGTAGGCAAAGATCCAGCATTATTAACAAAAGCTCAAGAAGACCTGGCTAAAATGCAAAACTTTTATATGAACAATGTATTAAAAGATTTTGGTGGTGATGCTTTTATTGATGGGTCTTCTATGAAGGCTTTTGCTAAAAGTTTTAATGAAGGTGGAGCAAATGGTAAGTTTCGTTCTGTATTTGGCGAAGAAACGGGTCTACAATTAGAACAATTTGGTAGAGCGTTAAATACTTTAACAAAACAAGCTCAAGGCGGTGATCTTATAGCCGCCAACATTGCATCTGCACCTTTTCAAAACATAGGAAAATTAGCTAACTTTAGCATTGTAGGTAAATTTTTATTAAACAAACCTTATTTTAACAGATTTATGAATGATTATAAAGCTCAAGCTGCTGGTCAAAAAGATCCTAGCAAAGCTAGGTTGTTCTTAGGTATGTTTACTGAAGCAATGGCACAATTTAGCGCACAAGCACCTGGTCAATTGATGCAAGAAGCTGTAAATGAAGGTGCAAAACAATTATCGGCTGTCTCTGATAGCGCTGGATTAACCTCAGAATTGCAAAATTTAAGGTCAAATATAGAAAGAGGCGTTGACCAAAACCGAACAAATGTTCGCCCTAACCAAACTGGAATGAACATACAACCAGCATCAACTAATACAGGAATTGGAGCTATAGACGTTACTGATCCAAGTACAGCGTTAGCTTTAGGACTAAGCCCATCAATGCAAGCAATAGCCAGTAGGAATCAAACAGCATGAATATAGACGAATTAAGAGAAGAATTAAAAGAAGATGAAGGTTGTAAGTACGAAATTTACTTAGATCATTTAGGTTTGCCCACATTTGGTATAGGTCATTTAGTTACTGAATGGGATGAAGAATATGAAAAGCCAGTAGGAACACCAGTATCAGAAGAAAGAGTAAATAAATGCTTTAAAGTGGATGTTGAAGGAACAATATCAGAGTGCAAAAAATTATTTAATAACTTTGATAATTTGCCAGAAGAAGTACAAAAAATCTGTGCAAACATGATGTTCAATATGGGTCGTCCTCGTTTATCTGGTTTTAAAAAGTTTTGTGCCGCCATAGCTGATGAAGATTGGCTTGAATGTGCCGTGCAAATGGAAGATTCAAGATGGCATAAGCAAGTCACTAACCGTGCCAATCGTTTAATTAAAAGAATGGAAGCCATAGGTATAAAAGAACAAGTCGCTTAATTATTAAGTGTACCTAAACCTAAACGAGTAACATTGTCTTCTTCTTTAAATCTATTTGAATAATCTTTATCAACCCATATAGATATTTGTTGACGTACATTACGTCTTTCATCATCGCAAATACGTTTTAATTTATAATAAGTATCAGTATCTATACCAATGGACTTGAATTTTTTTGGATCTGCCATTACAATAACTCCCATGTATAACAATAATAAACGAATTATAACCCGAAAATTTGGGAAACCCAACAAGTATTTCGCAAAAAAAACAGTCGCAATGGGTCTAAAGTTTGATTCAAGATGGGAAGCAGAGCGTTGGGGTCAATTAAAAGCTATGGAAAGAGCTGGTGTGGTTGATCAATTAGACAGACAAGTTAAGTACGAATTAAATGTAAATAGTCAAAAAATATGTAATTATATTGCTGACTTTACATATCTATTAATAGAAGAAGATGGATCATCTAGATTCATAGTTGAAGACGCTAAAGGTGTTCTTACGCCTGAGTTTAAGCTAAAGAAAAAACTTATGCTTGCCATACATAATATAGATATTTTATTAACTTTCAAAAAAAAATGATAGAACAAGTATTGACTTTATTGTAACTAGTGCTATATATGAAGTTCTAGCTTATTAACAAGGAGGTCAATTATGACAAAAGAGCGAGATGTCGCATTTCAGAGCTACTTTGAAATGGACACTAAGAATTTATTCCAACACAGAAATGAACTCAAACAAAGATATGATACAGCTAAGAAAGAATTGGCTTTAATCAATGAAGTCTTAGATGCTAAACATTATAATGATGCTCGTAATGAACTTGCGAGACAGAATAAAAATTTTGGTACAGTTACAATCCATACTCCTAACAGTAATTTACAAATGAAAATTAATGTTAAGAAGAAAGTTTCTTGGGATCAAGCTGGTCTTATGACTACACTTGATACTCAAATGGATGCAGAAGATGCAAGACATTATGGTAAGGTAAGTGTTACTATTGAGGAGCGTAAATATAACAACGCTCCACCAGCTATAAAAGCTCTCCTTGAGCCACATAGAACTGTCGAGATAGCATCAACAACCTACGAACTTGAGGAGGTAGAATAATGGCATTGAATATAATTACAGCCGAACAACGTATGGCTGAGAAAAAAGGTCATAAGATTGTTGTGTGTGGTCAGAGTGGAGTGGGTAAAACCACTCTTGCTCGGACTTTAGATGCAGATACTACATTGTTCATGGACTTAGAGGCAGGTGATGCGGCTATCGAAGGGTGGCCCATAGACGTTATCCGACCTAAGACATGGGCTGAATGTCGTGACTTTGCATGTTTTTTAGGTGGTGGTAATCCATCTTTGACTGACGATCAATCTTATAGCCAAGTGCATTATGATTATGTAGTGCAACAATATGGTGATCCCTCTGAAATGATGAAGAAATATGATACTATATTTATTGACAGTATTACTGTTGCTGGTAGATTATGTTTTCAGCATTGCATGGGTCAACCCGAAAATAGAACTAGAAACGGTACAATAGACACTCGTGCTGTTTATGGTATGCAAGGTCGTGAAATGATGTCATGGCTAACGCATTTACAACATATTCGTGAAAAGAATGTTATTTTTGTTGGTATTCTTGACGAAAAAGTTGACGATTATGGTCGCAAGCTATTTGAACTACAAATAGAAGGCGCAAAGACAGGTCGTGAACTGCCAGGTATTGTTGATGAAGTTATCACAATGGCAGTTATGACAGGTGACGAAACAACAGGCACATACCGTGCTTTTGTATGTCAGACTTTAAATGAGTGGGGTTATCCAGCAAAAGATAGATCGGGCAAACTCGATGTATTGGAAGAGCCACATTTAGGTAAACTTCTGACTAAAATGAGTGGCGGACAAAAGCAATCAGAAAGAGAGCTTACATTTGTTGATCCAGCCAAACAACCAACGTCTAGCAACGAAGGAGTAACTAATAATGCTTGACTTAAATAATATAACCCCAGATGAGGGTAATGACTTTTCTTTAATTCCACATGGAACTATTGCTCGTGCAATACTTTATATCAAACCACAGTTGGATGGTGTAAGGATTCCCGATTTAGCACAAGATGCTATATTTAGGCAATCAGCACATTCTTCAGCTAAATGGATTGAATGTGAATTTACCATTGTAGGTGGTGAGTTTGACAAACGTAAAGTTTGGCATAATATATTCTTTGATGGCGATAAGAAAAATCAAAATGGTATTTCCGTATCAAAGGAAATAGGTCTTAGAACTCTTAGAGGTATTATTGATAGTGCCAAAGGGTTAAGTCCAAATGATGTTTCACCCGAAGCTAATGCTCTTAGACAAATACCAAGCCTTGAGGCAATTAATGGCATGGAGATTTGTATGAAGATTGCAGTTGAGAAAGGCACTAACGGTTACGATGACAAGAATAAAATGCTTGCACCTGTAACTTTAAATCAAGATGGTTATATAGGTAGCGGTAATACGTCAGCACCTATGCAACCGACTGTGCAAGCTCAACCACAAGTGCAACAGCCTCAAAATGGTGTAACTCCATCTTGGGCAAATAAATAGGTTTCTGCGAATCTAGCGGCAAGACTGACCTTCGTCTGCTAGAACTCGTTTGGGTAGCACGAGTGCCGTAAAGCTACCCTTTCATCATCTAGCAATGAGG